CGCGCAGCATCCCGCGCAGCAGCCGACGCAGCAGCCGACGCAGCATCCCACGCAGCAGCCCCCGCCGCAGCAGCCAGCGCAACATCCGATGCATCCCACGCAGCAGCCGATGCAGCATCTAGCTCCTCGTCCGTAATTTCGCCCTTGAGCCACTTACGCTTAGCTGCAATGGCTTCCACGCTGCGAGCGTCGGGCTGTGCGACTAGCGCCAGCGCATCTTCGGCACACCTGCACGCGAACTCGTGCAGGAGCTGTGTTGCGTCCAGCATCCAAAGCACCGTGCGGCGGCGGCCGCACAGTTTGTCCTCTTCCTCGATCACGTCGCCCTCGATGTCGACGCGGCACACGATAGGGCCGCTGGCGTACCTAAGCGCGTCAATCAACCTTACGCTACCGTGCATGCCGTTTTTGCACGGTGCAGGCTTACCCTTGCATTCGAGCGTCTGGCCTACCTCGACCAGCCGTCCGTCGCCGTAGCCGAGGCGTTTGTCTTCGCTCAGAAAATGCCACGCTAACATCACACGCCCTCCTTTAGCGCCCACGTCAGTATCCCGAGCGCATCAGCGTTCCAATCCGTCACCTTGATGTACGGATACTGCGCTGCCATGAGTTCCTTCATTTTGCGTTTGCGCTGTTTCTTGTCCTTCGGCAGCGTGAACATGCGCTGCCACTTCACCGGCCTCACGCGCTGCACCGGCATGTTGACGCTGTACAGCGCCATTTCCAGGTGGCCAACGTGCCGTGCGAATTTGCAGGACGCGCTGGCGTTGTTGCCCTGCACATGGTAGCCCACGTCCTCGATGACGACACTTGGGCGAATGATGTCCATGCTGAGTTTGTGAAGCGCGTCCAGGATGCCTGGATACGTGTCTGGCATTTTGATTGCCTGTATTTCGTCCCAGTCCTCGATGGCGAAGCCGCCATTAGCGCCGGGATCGATCGCTATAAGGCTCATACTCCCTCCTAAGTATCGGTCACGGGGCGGGCGTCGCGTGGGTAAGGAAATGGGTCATCCCTCCCGCCCCGTGACTCCCCGCGCTACACACGCGGGAAACTAAAACATTGCCGCAAGGAACTCCGTAATCCACGCAACCAGACTGGCAAATACGCCAGCAATCGACGTGAACAGAACGCTAAGGTCTACCATCGAATCACCCCCTTTCATTACGATGCCGGGTTGATGCCTTCTATCGTGGCCTTAAGCCTCCGCACCCCATCTTCCCGCGTTCTCTGTATGCCGATGCGCAGTTCGGGATACGTCAGTCTACGGGCCGGTAATGCCTTTGTTGCGATGTAGCTTCGCTCATTGGGTATGTACCCCTTAAGCATGGAACCACTTCGCACAAACCATGATTCGTGTTCAACAATCTCCACTTCGCCCGTATGGTTGTTGACCTTGCCAAACAGCGGGGTATACGTGCATGGTACAACAAAGCTACTGTGGTCGTGGCCCATAGCATAGATATGCGCGGTAAATGCCTTACTCCAATGTTCCAGCGCATTCACGCTGCCACCGACCGTGCGGGAGCTACTGGTAGTCCCGTGGTGGCAGACGTGTGAGATACTGGTCTTCCCGCCGTGAAGGTAAAGCGCGTGGTGGATATAACAGCAGGTGCCCAAGTATCGCGTGCCAAGCAGGTCAGCAAGCATCTGTGTTGCCGTGTTTCCGTTAGAGAACTCCCAATCGTGGTTCCCTTCCAGCATACCGATCCATGTAAAGCCCTCGAACTCCTTCACGGAACGTTCAACATCTTCCGTAACCTTCGCGTCCATCCATTTTGTTGCAGATTCGCTGGCCCCAGAACGGCGCATCGCTTTGCGATCACTCCACCGGGAAAAGTCCCAATAGTCGCCCATGCCTATGCAGTAGATGTCTTTCTTGCCCGAGTACTTCTCCTTGAATCGCTCCCACCGGCTGCGGCAGAACCCCGGATGTCCGAAGTGCAGATCGCCAATGTGAAGCAGCAGTTTGGTTTCACTTGTGCTCTTGAATCGCATTTCGTGAACTATGGGCACAAAGAGACCGTCCACGTTATTGCCCCTTGATTTCTACACCCTGGGATTTAAGGATTTCGCTGACCGATGCGTAGATTTCCCGCAATCGCTGGGTCTCCTCCGGGGTGATGACGCCATCCGCGTTTATCGCGTGTATCTCAGACTGGATGGTCATGAGTTGGGCTATGGTATCTACAATGTCGGGTGCAGGTTCCTCCGGCGTCTCGCTATGAGTCTGTTTGTACTCCATGACCGCCATCGCCAAATCGATTATGGACGCCAGGGCTTCCCGGTCGATTTCGGTCACTTCTACACTACCGTCGGTATTGGTGCGGGTGGTACGACAACCAACCTCGAAACCGACCAGAAAGCCGATAACCAGCATCAACGTCAACGCGCACATCAAATCGCGTTTCATCTTGTCCATGTCAAAACTCCTTTGTGTTGATACCCGGAATCTTCTTTGGTTTGCCAGCAAGTTGGTTGCAATAGGCGTACAAATTGAATTGGCATAGTTCGAGGGGGCTTACCGTGCGGTGATTCAGGCTGGAAGGTAATATCCCCATGTTGCAGAAGATAAAGGTCACCAGCGCGGAACAGAAGAACCGCCGGTCAACTTCTTTGACGGGAAACAGGCGGGGGAATAAACTATCCCATCCCTCACGCAACGCGCCGCAGAAGTCGTACCGGCTGCCATCGCGGGCCTTGAGCAGGTCCAGGAAGTAGTCCATGCGCTGGCTAATTCTATCTGTATAGCGTGGTTTCAGTGACAACCACCATATATCACCGTCGTAATTCTGCAACCGTTCCGAAAGATAGGTGTATTGCACCCCAATGATGCGCTGGCCCGAGACCTTCATCGAGGTAGATTCGATACACTGAATGCGGAATATGCCCGTAGTGTCTGTTGTACGGGATACCATCGCAACGTGTGTAGGATACCCACTCACCAGGCGAATTGCGCCCGACAACAAGCCCCTTCCGTTGTACGCGATAATATCGCCGGTATGTACCAAATCCCGCACTTTACCGTAGGAACTGCAGGGGAACAAACGTGTTTCCATTTCGTTATCTCCCCTCATGGCGCAATTTCAAGGATTTGAACGCGCATGGTGGCCGTCCTGGGCGCGATTACAAGGGTGTCTGTGTTGGCGTGTTGTAATGGCGCTCCTGCCGCTGTAACGCCGTGTATATTCAACGACATCGGCTCACCCGCCTTCAGCGCACGGAAACAGACTTTGGTGTCGGAAAGTTCCGTGGTGCATTTCAGCGTTGCGGTAGGTGGCGACGCCGTAGTCTCGCTGTACTGTACCGTCACGCCGGTATCGCTCCGGGTATACGCCAGTACGCTCTTGGGGTATGTGATGCTGTATACATACGGACCGGGTGGGGGCGAGGACGCCAGTGGCGTACCGTCGGGTTTAATTTGCGTTACACTAGGTTCGACGAGGAACCTGACATAGAATTCGTCGCCCACGGGGACCGTAGCTTGCCCGCCGCCGCCAACCGCCGATGTCCACACGCAGGCGACAATCGTACAGATTTGAAACCAACTCGTGTTCATCGTTTAGTCACCTTTCTCCAAATCCACGGGATGCCAAGTGTGATAATCGCACTTACAAGGCGCATCCATGGCTTTTGTTCCGTGTATGGCTGAGACTTGTTTTCGTCCATCACGCAATATCCTTTCCTGCTCGCGTCGGCAGTACCATTCCGCCTTCCTTAAGTCGGCTAGTTTATCTCCCTTCAGACCGGCCCGCCACAGGTATTTGATTGCGGCTCCGATGTTGAAAGGGAAATGCTCGACTACCTGGATACACTCCACACCACTGGGATGTGATGTGTAGTGCACCGGGTGGTTGATCTCGTCATGCGTAAGCACGATTAAGCCATCCTCGCAAGTATTGGCTATAGCCCTGTTTGGTTGCCGCAATCAGGCGATAGAACCCGGCAGCCTCCGCCCGGAGCGCAGGCAACAGCATATACGGGTCGCATTCATTCACTGCGCCCAACGTCTTTGGACCAAGCTTGCCATCTTCTACTACATTGAAATCACAGGCCCGCAATGCGCGCTGTACAAGCCGGTGTGCTTGGTGCGGCCCCATGTTTACCGACAAATCAAACACCTTGGTCGCAATCGTCTGGTCTTTGATCGTCTCGTAGTTATACGGGACCCACCAATTCCGGTGGTAGAACTCGCGGGCGTCCGCCAGCGTCATGTCGCTGATGTCGCTAGAATCCACCACACCATCACGGTTAATATCCACATCGAGGACGCTGAGGGTAATACCGTAATTAGTCGCTCCCGCGTGGTCGGCGGTGTACCCGCCCTCGTGTTCAATTAACCGCTGGAACGCCGGTTCGTAGTTCGCCATCTGAGGAACCTCCAACGTGGTAGCCAACTGAATCGTAGACAACCCCCATAACACCATCGAAAAGTAGGAACGCATCGCCCAACTCAATGTCCTTGGGTAGAGTTTTGCAGAGACTGAGAAATATCTCGCCCCGGCTATGATGAACGCATTCAAACAACGTCCGTTTGCCCTGGTTCACGTCTACTTCTTCGCCCACGGGAAATCCTCCTCTTCCTCTACGGTGTCAGTGACCTGTTGGGGTGCGGGAGTGGGGACCGTGGGAGGCGTGGCAGGAACCGCGTTGCGCGTGTTGTCTGACTTCCAACGCGCCGTCAGCTTCATGATCTCGGCCTTGGCCGGTGCGGTGGATTCGCGCGCAGAATCATTCCAGTCCGCAACATCCCAATTGACATACTGGCCGTTCGGAATTGCGTCAAACTGCGTGCCCGAAGGGCAATCAAACGCGGGTTTCTCAAAATCGCCCTTGAACCCCATCAGCTTTAACTTCTTTTGCGCGATGTCCCACGCTTTTTCGCTGAGGAACACGGGCACGCGCGCGATCTCGTGTTCCATTTCCTGCCATTCACCGCCGTCAAGCCGATGCGTAATCTCGACCGTCACAGAGATCATCGGTGTGCCGTTCTTTGTGGTCTGCATGACGCCGCCTTTGGCGACTCCGAAATACCGTCCGGGACTTGCCATGATTTGTTTCTCCTTATTTCAAGATTTGCTGCCACAACGCAGCACCATTGCCAAGTTCATACGACAGGGGCTCAGCGAGGGTACGGGACTTCGCCCACGCGTGAGGCAATTCAACCGGGTGCAGAACCCGGTAACTACTACGCACCTTGCCGCCTTCCGTGAGGTCGCGCGCAACTTCCAGATACAGCAAGTGATCGAGCCATTCGCGGACACGGGCGCGAAGATCCGCATTCTTCGCCCGCAAAAGCCGGGGCTGCACCTGAAGATAGTCATCGCCCGCCGGGTTGGCTGTGCGCTCGGGCGTAGCGTGCAGAATTAGGACGATATGCGTGCCGGATGCAATCGCGCTGTCGAGGTCCTGCAAAAGCAAACAAAAGGTGTCGTACAAATGCCCGTACCCCTCGCCGTATCCATAGTGCTTGAGGCTCTGGACAAATTTGCCAGCCGAGTTGGGGACGTGCTTGATCGTCCACTGTTCAGCCAAATCTTGCGCCTCTGTGCCGGTGTCAATTGCCAGAACCTCATACGGCTTGAGCAGGTCGCGGTCGCGGACCACTGCGCGCAGGTCGTCCCAAGTGGATATGGTCTCGATGCGCGCCACGTCCAAATTCCGCGTGCCGCCTTGCAGGTCGATGAACAGGGTTGTCCGCCCTGATTCACTGGTGAGTGTGGACTTTCCCGCGCCGGATTCGCCATATACCCCCACGCGCTGTGCGGATTGCCGCGTGCCGGTGATGACGGCAAACCGATTGGCGGGCCGTTGTTCCTTGGCAGGTATGTCGGGCTGTGCCTTGGGTGGCAGCGGTTTGGGTGGTTTCAGTTCAGTCATTTTCTAATCCCTCCAATTCCTCGTGTTTCGTTTCGACAATCTGAAACCCCTCGGGGAGAGGCTTGCTATCATCCCATCCGCCCGCCGAGCATATATCGTAATAGGGACAGCGGGAGAACTGGGTAACGCATGCGTTGGTATTTCGGGGGTGGAGACCGTTTGAGATTAGGCAACCGACTTCGCCTATATCATCGAGGGCGTATTCAAGTTGCTCTTTTGTACGGGAAATTTCGCGTCGTGCATAGTACGTCTCGGGGCGTTTCGCGATATCATCGATGATGCGTGCACCGTATTCGCTGGGCGTCTCTATGCGATTTTGTAGCGCAAAACCTAATTTGCTATCCCCCGTCTTACGGGGCTTGCCGTCCTGCGTATATACCCGGTCCCCATGAGTGTCGACAACGATATTATTGCCGTCACTATCTGTCAGGGGCACCTGCTTAGGAGAAAAGGAAGGTTTATGGATTACGTCGTAAAGAATCGTCTCTGCTTTGGTGCTAAGCAGGTAGTTACTGACTTGAAGATCCATGCGTAACCGCTGCCAGTACAACGAATCGGATGCAATATCTTGACTGGTAGTTTTGTGCTCTATTAGTGCAAGACGACCATCGGGGAGCTTCACCAGTTTATCGATTTTACCGGAAAGAGATATATCATAGGAAATCGGCATTGTGAATTTGCGCTCCGAAGCAATTAATTTCAGAGGCTCGGACTGCCACCGCCAGACGTACCCCGCGAACAGGGAGCGGATCTTTTCCCTCGCGCATTGATGCGCGTGGATTTCATCTTCGGGAATGTTCTTTTCGGCGATCCGATATAGGTTGATAATCAACGCGTCGGCTTTTTCTGCGGATTCCCCTTGATACCACATATCCAGGGCTTGGTGAATGGCATCCCCGTCGAATAGGGGCCGCTCTGTGCGTGCCCGCCGAAGCATGAGTCGATATTGAAGGTGGTGCTTGTACGGACAAGTCAGATAGCAGTTGATTTCGCTCGTGGTAAGGTCAAGCATTATGGACTGTCTCCCCTTGTGCAACCCTTATCATAACTATTCACCGGTAGTGGAATTGACATCACCTTCCGCTTTGGGGCTGTTAAATTTCTCAGGGAGGGATAGGCGCGCCCAAGCAACTATCTTCCCCATCATAACCGCTGTTTGACAGCCGTTGAGACACCATCCGGAATCCCATTCAGGCTCATCTCCATTTTCAGCATCTCCACCCGTTTCCCACTCTGCCCAAAACGCTATGACCGGAAGCCGTTCTGCCGTTAGAAGAATAATAGCCTCTCCATCCTTGGGAGCTGTCTTCATAGGCTGCCACTCAAGAGCGGCCGCATTTATAACGCTTGTGTTCAGCGCCTGAAGCAACAATCTCCGCGCTTCTTTTTTTGCCTCACGGTCGTCTGAATCTCCAAGCAACTGTAATGCTTCATGTATCAGCCCAACCGCCAATAATAATTCGTCATGTTTTTTTACCCAACCGTAATCGCTCATTTGCACCTCCAAAAGCGCGCTGAATACGTTTTTGCCAGTTCGTGATTTTGAAGCTCTATTGTCTGCGCTTGTTCGCGCACCCAGCTTACGAGTGCTTTTCTGGTTTTCGGGTTAAGATCGCACGCGCCCCTAACGGTTAACGTGGCTATCGGTTTGCCTTCGGTGTTTTTGCTCAAGCTGCACCTCCAACCGCTTTTTTGATGACAGCTCGCAACGCAGCCGCAAGCTCCGTCTCCTGTTGGTCGGATTCAATAAAATCATGGAAATAGTCCGCAGCGTCTCTTACCGCGTTAAGTAGGTCGGGAGCGGCAGCGATCAATCGGGCGTTGGCTGCATCTTCAACGCTTCCGGGAGATGCAGCGTAATTGATAGCTGAGTCGTGCGACATCTTACATATCGCTTTATGTCCTGCGGTAACAAAGCCTTGCCCGGCAGACCATGGCCCTTTAGTGAAATCATCGGTAAACTCACAAACCAACATTGTAGGATCGGTTCGGATCATGTAACACCTCCTGTTTTTTGAAAAGTTGTTTGAGTGGTTTCGCCTGCTGTTCATGTAGCCAGTCAAGCATTGCAAAGACATTTCGTTTGCTTACGTGCTGTATCGCTCCGGTATAAACACCCCAGCCTTTAGGATAGAGCCGGAGGATAAATCCGGTCTTCACATACGACCCCTTTAGACAATCAATCGGGCAGTCGGCGTAGTCGTAGATGTTAGTTATCCGCCAATGAAAATACGGAAGTTTTGGCTTTGACGAACGAATACGGCTCTTAGCTACCCGGCAAGGAAGCTGCTCAATGAACGAGTTAACCTCAGCTTCCGGCATGACATCGAAAAGGGATAGTTGGCGGTATTGGATCATCGAAAAATCCTCTCCCACTCTTCGCGTTGCCATTTTTCCCACTTCGCCCACCAAATAGCATCTGCCATTTGGCTATACTCAGCTTCTGCTTTTGCAAAACTGTCACTGACAGGTCCGGTTGATGGCCTTCCTGCCGCTACGAAAGCTTCTCCGCATCGGGCATACTCAGCGGCCACGTCAGTTGCCCTTAACCATACTTTTGGTGGGATAGGATTCCCCCCGTGGATCACCTCAAACATGGAAACCTCCTTTCTCCGCGACGCTCTTTGTCGCGGGCGCGATACCCGTTGTCGCATCTTCATTCACGCTTCGTTCGAGAACGAAATCAAGTCCGATGATGCCGTTTGGAGAAGATTCTCCACCTGTTAAAAACCTCACGCCCATAGGTGACAACCTTCGCCAATCTTGAGCGCGTGGGCCAAATCGGCTTTCTCTGGTCCTTCTGCGTTGATCACAAGACCGCACCAATACTTACCGGAGGACCTCACGAGTGCCGGGCACCGACCACCATAAGTGCTTGTCATGCCGTGTTTTTCCGCCATTCCGCACGGTGACCCCATGCAACACTTCCCGCAGTTTTCACATGCTTTCATTGGTCATGCTCTCCGGCTGTTAAATTCGTTCTGCCGTGATCTGACTCCCCAGTTTCGATGTGAGCATGGGCGCACCTGTGTGGCTTCATATCCCCTCCAGTTCGACTACAGTGTATCAAACCGAAAGGCGAATGTCAAGGCAAAAAACAAAGGGCTGGGTTTTGAATAAGGGGGCGGTTTCCCGTCCCCCCGTCTACTCAAACAGGTCCACGTCGGGCGAGGCGTGGTATTCGCCCGGTTCTGGCGTGATCTTGGGGGCGTCGGGGTAGGGATGGTGCAACGAATAGTCAAGCACCATCCGCTCGAGCATGTCGTTACGCTTGGCAAGCTCTTTGTTTGCGACCCAGTTCAAGTAGGCCCAGTAGCTTGGCCTCATCTTGATGTGGAGGCGTTTGACGACGTTGTTTGTGAGCATGTCATTCTCCCGTGTTTGTGGTGGCCGGTTGCCCGGCCCCCGTGGTCATTGCCTACTCCTCGTACGCTTCCATTACCATTGCTGTGAGGCGCTCGTTTTGCTTTGCCCACACAGCATTCCACGCGTCATCCCGCGCAGCAGCCCCCGCAGCAGCCCACGCGTCATCCCGCGCAGCCCACGCAGCAGACCGCGAAGCAGCCCGCGCAGCAGCCAGCACGTCATCCCGCGCAACAGCCCGCGCAGTAGCCCATACAGCATGCCGCGCAGCAGCCCGCGCAGCATCCAGCGCAGCAGTCCGCGCTGCATCTAGCTCCCCGTCCGTGATTTCACCCCTGAGCCACTTACGCTTAGCTGCAATGGCTTCCACGCTGCGAGCGTCAGGCCGCTCGACTAGCGCGAGCGCATCCTCCGCACACGCGCACGCGAACTCGTGCAGGAGCCGTGTCGCATCCAGCATCCACAGCACCGTGCGACGGCGGCCGCACAGTTTGTCGTCACTTTCAACTATGTCGCCCGCAATCTCCACGCGACATACGATAGGACCGCTGGCGTATCTCAACGCGTCAACCAGTCGCACACTCCCGTGCATACCATTACTACACAGTGCAGGCTTGCCCTCGCATTCGAGCGTCTGGCCCACCTCTACCAGCCGTCCGTCGCCGTAGCCGAGCCGTTTGTCTCCAGCCAGAAAATGCCATGCTAGCATAACTCACTCTCCTTCGTTGTGGGGGCCGGTCGCCCGGCCCCCGTGCTATGCTATTTTTAGTTCGAACCTTCATTCCAAGCATCCGCAATTTCTTCCCAGTTCACCGCGAAATAATCTTTGACCCCGCTCATATCGGGTGTTCCGTCTGGGAGAATATCAAGCATGAAATCCCGGGCGCTTTCGGCCGTCCACGGGTGGGAATGTCGATGCATGGCAGAATACAACCCTTCATCGTTCATTATCCAAAGATTAACATTCCACGTTTCCCGATTTGTCCAACCGTTGTATTTTTCCATGATTTTCTCTCCTCTGTTGTGGGGGCGGCTTGCCCCCCCCCTCCCCCCCCCGTGTTCAACTACTCGTCGGCGGGGTCGTGGGCGTTCATAGCAGGCTGCCAGGTATGCATGCATTCCTCCGCGGCGTAGTCGGCGGAGCGGGCAGCGGACAGCACAGCCTGCCGCGCTGTGTGCGCTGCCTCCTTGGCGCGGGCCAGCAATTCCGGTGCCCTATCACTTCCTGGCTCGCTGGGGCGGATGCGGCTATAGTAATTGGCTGCCCTCTGCGCGGCCTCGGCGGCTGCGGCCGCATGCGGCTGGCTGTGCAGATATTGGCTGTGTGCCGACGATGCGGCCGACTGCCTGTCCATACTCGTCGCGCGCTGGTCGGTCGCTTCGCGCGCGTAGTAGCGCGCTTGTTCCGCGGCCATTTGGGCCTGCCATGCGGATTTGCGAGCGTGGGCGGTCTCGTACTCGAGACCGATTAATGCGTCATTGACTGTCCTCATGTCTCTTCCTCCTGTTTTTGTCGCGACCGAGTATCGGCCGGGACTCGCCTCATCAACTGTCTATAGTGATTGTATCACGCGGTGGCCAAGCGTGTCAAGTGGTAATTAGGCACTTTGGATATTCGCAAGTATTCGTAACCCCAACAATATCAATATGATATGTCATTGCCACCAGTATTACGAAAATTAGTTTCGTAATAACTCATTACGACCCATAGATTTAGACCACCTGCGAGCGAGAATTGATACAACACTATCATCGTAGTATTACCCACCCGGCAAGAGACCACAGGCAGACTTGGCACGATTCATGCTCTTAATATATTAATATTAATATTAAGTACCAATAAGAAATAATAAGTATAGCTTATTGGTTATACTATCTACCAACAAACCAATAACAATTAGCTTATTGTTATTTGTTTGTTGGTGTTAGTTATTTGTATTTAATAATTATACTTATTGTTTATTTGTGGTGTCTGTAGACACTTAATAAATATTATTAATAAAGTATATAGTCTTAGGGCGATTCGAAGCGCAAAAACGAGTACCAACCCGCCCAGGCCGCGGCGGGCGCATACCACACATACACACCGAGGGGAGATTACCTCCTCTAATTGTTAGACATCTAACAATCCCGGTGGACACGCAAGGGGGCGGCGCAACGCGCCGCGGTCCGTATTGGTCCGGATTGCGCCGTAAGAAAAAGGGCACGGCAAAGCCGTGCTTTCCGTATCTATCCGGACACCCCCCGGTATACCCGAATGCGGATGCGGGTGGGGAGGGTTATCCCCTTTGGAACTCGGGGGGTAAAAGTAGGGGTTTTCGGGTGTATTACGTGCTGCGGTGTGGACCATATTACTGGAATTGGGGGGTTATATCATGAGTATTGACAAAAGGGGGGCGGTTTGATATGCTACCCTCAGTGGTCGTGGTGGTAGTCTACTGGCCTTTAGTTCGGAGGGGTGGTTATGTGTGAGGATTGTGGGTGTGGGAAGATAGATTCGGCGAGGGTATCTGAGCTTCAGAAGTACTTGGACTTCAGGAAGGAAGGTCCTGTGCGGAACGGTGTGACGGGTTGGGATTTCAGCGTTGACGAGCCGTTGAAGCTTCGGGAGGCGATACGCAACACATGCTTGCATTGCACGGGCGGGGAGTCCGAGAAGGCGGTTCGGGACTGTGACGGGGTGAAGTGTGTTGGTAAGGGCGAGTATTGCGAGCTATGGCCCTACCGTATTCGGCAGAAGATTGACAAAAGCCGCGGCAAGGTGCTTAGTCCGCTCAAGGCGGTCCGCTCGTACTGCATTTGGTGTCAGGGCAACAGGGAGTATGTGCGGGATTGTCAGGACACCTACTGCTTTCTCTGGCCGTACCGGATGGGTAAGAAGCCGGAGAGTATGGTAAGTGAAGCGGAGCGGGAAGCGGCCAAGAGAAAAGCTGCTCTTTCGCGGGCGAAGCTGTCGTCTTCGAAGGCGAAAGCGGCGGACGGGGAGCCTGAAAATGAGGGGTGATTTATGCCATCCTGTGATGAATTTGAATCTTTTTGAGCCATCCTGTGCTACAATCCATTTCGGGTAGGGGTAACACCGCCCCCCCCCAATCGGGCTATCACAGGAGCCGTTTTTTTGCCCGGAAATGACGTAATTTTGCATATGGATATGGAGCCATGCCGAGAACATCACGTAACGATATGGAATTGTTGGACTTGACTCACAGATGCCCGGTATGTGGGCTGCCAGGTTTCCCGAGTGACTTTGGTTGGAAGGACGGTAAGCGTCACCGGGTATGCCTGGAATGTCGGCGGTACATGCGTGGAAGTGACGGGTGTGTACGGTATGAGCGGGGCAGGAAGGCAAGGCGGGATGATAAGCGGAACATGAAGGAACAGGAACTGTGCTGGCGTCATATGGACAGTTCGATGACAGAGGAGGAATGGGATGCGTTGTGTGACAGAGAAGCGGGATACATTGCCCCATGGGCGCAGAGGCCGGGGCCGGGTGTCGGGTCAGGTGGTGAAACGATATGACGTATGGCCCAGGGTGAGTGGTTCTGGGCTGACTGAACAGCGGTTATGCTGGCAGTACATGGACGAAGACATGAGCGAGGATGCGTGGGACCGGTTGTGTGACCGGTTGGCTGGTCCGATATGCGGGACAAAGGGAGCATAACATGAGGCCTGAATGCCGTGAGTTTGTGAAGATCATGGTTAAGCATATTGAAGTGCAGGGGCCTGTCTTGGAGGTGGGCAGTTTGCAGGTGGCGGGTCAGTGCGGGTTTGCCGATTTGCGTCCGTTTTTCCCGGGTCTGGAGTACACGGGGCTGGATATGCGCGAGGGGGCTGGGGTTGATTTGGTGTGCAACGCAGAATCGCTCCCCTCGATGGACAATCACTACGGCGTTGTGGTGAGCGTGGATACGTTGGAACACGTTGCGCGTCCATGGCTTATGATGAATGAGTGTGCTCGGGTAATGCGTGATGACGGTCTTGCGATATTCACGACGGTATTTGATTTTCCGAAGCATGAGCAACCGCATGACTATTGGCGGATGACGGTCGATGGTTTGCTGGAGTTGATGCAGTCATTCAAGGGGTGTGATTTCGTTGCGTTTGAGTGTGGGCAGGTGACCCGGCCGCATACGGTTGCGTGTGCGGCGTTTCAGTCGGGCAACCTTGTCGCCCCGCACGGGCTTTCTTTGCTGACCGCAGATTTGTATGAATGGCAACTGCGATGGAGAAAGGCGAGCCATGAAGAGTGACCTGCCTCGGGTGGAGATCGTGTGGCGGGACATTGTGGAGTCGGCGGGATGGACAGACCGTGCGGATGTGATGCGCGTTGAACCGGAGGTATGTACTTCGATTGGGTATCTTTTGGACATTACNGACGACACGGTGAGGTTGATTAGTAGNGTGGTNGGGTCAAAGGAATCNAATTACCAGGTATTGCCCCGTGGCGTGGTGACTGGNATCTACCGGTTACGGCGNGATGGGTTATGGGTTCCGCGTTAGTCTCCTGTCCCCCTCCCTTCTGTCATGGGGCGTCCANGGTCATTATCTTTGGACGCCCTGTTTTTTGTTTTCGCAGTTATTGTTTGATTTCAAACTGTTTGATATTTGACAATCATATATTGCTTTTGATATAATGCAAAACGNAGGTAGAGAATATGGATATACCATGGGATATTTTTTCTAACGAGGANGTGGCGGACTTGAGATCGTGCAATACGCTGTCGGATAGCCGTTTACACATGGACGGGCTGGACGACAGTGCGTTTGTGTGGCCGGAGCGGGAAAGCGAAATCGTAGCGTACATGATGAGGTTGATGGTTCCGTATGGCAAAATCTGAGTTTGCGGAATTTGAGTTTTTGCCGCAGCACAACTTTGCGGTAGACGAGTACTATCAAAAGCTGGTGGTCTCGATGGAACCGGATGCGGTTGCGTATTGCCGTGCCTTTGTGAAGGCAGGGGGGGATACGCAAGGCGCGTACAAGCTTGTCAAACCAAACAACAAGAAGAGCACGGCGGCGGGTAGTGCCCCGGAATACCGCCGCCGGTACGCGGAGAGTCAGGCGGCCAAACAGTTAATCGCGTATTTGAGGGTGTTAATGGGCAGCTATGACGACCATCAGCCGGTGACGCTGGAAGAGATTGTGCGGCAGACGGAGAAGGATTTCCGCAACACCGCGACAGACGCGAAGACGCGGGCAACGCTGGCCGAGAAGATTATGAAGTGGCGGGGCTTGGATTCAGACACGGTAGACAAGACGTGTGACTTGGAGGACAGCGAGATACTGGCAACAATGGAAGCGATACGGCGGGACGAGGGCGTTCCCGTGGTGCTTAGTTGAGCGCGGGCTACTATTCCTTTCCGCGCCCGGAACTGGTTCCGCATGTGCCAGAGACGGCGCGTTTTGTTTTAGATGTAGGTTGTGGCTGTGGCGCGTTTGGTCGGTCGTTGAAAGAGCGTGGGGTAGAGCGGGTAGACGGAATAGATATTTACGGACCAGCATGCGAAGAAGCCCGCAATGTGCTTGACGATGTGATTTGTGGGGATATCGAGGTTTTGGATTTGCCCTATGGGCTGGGCCAGTACGATTGCATCGTGTTCGCGGACGTGCTGGAACACCTGCGAGAGCCGGGTGCGGTGTTGTGTAGGATGCGGGATTACATCGCGCCGAATGGCGTGGTGATAGCAAGCATCCCGAACGTCCGGTTCTGTTACGTGGTGCGTTCTCTCGTCCATGGACGTTGGAAGTATGAGGACGCGGGTATACTTGACCGGACGCATCTGCGGTTTTTCACCGCAACCGATATGGCATTGCTGTTCTGTGAAGCGGGCTACCGGGTAACGCAGCTTGCGCCATTATCGGTGATGGCCCCGGAGTTAGTGCCGCGCAACACTGACGGCGGGTTCACGTTGGGTAATTTGACGGTTGGTCCATTGACCGATGCGGAGTATCAGGATTTTTTGACGTATCAATACCTTGTAGTTGCGGAGCCGGGATTGTGAGCGTCATAGTAGAAAAATATCTGACCTTGACGCCAACACAGCGCAAGCGGTTCCACGAACAGTATCCGCAGAAGGCGGCCAAGGTAGAGTTCGAGGCGGTGCGCGTGGCGGCGCGTAAAGACTTTTGGTACTTTCTAGAGAAAGTGCTACGGATACCGGTGCTGTATCCGCCATTGCACCGGCCGCTTGCCCGGTGGATGTCGAACTGGACGAAATCCGCGAAGCTGTGTCTTCTCCCGCGTGGTCATCTAAAATCGTCCATTTGCAACGCGGCATTCACTGCGTGGGAAGTCGTGCGCAACCCGGAGATACGCATCCTGATTGTATCGCACAAGGCGGATGACGCGATCAAGTTTGTGGGCTGGGCGCGGTCGTATCTGGACTCGCCGGGTGTACGGAAGTACTTCCCGGACGTTCACCCCACAACCAATAAGAGTGGTCGCTGGCAGAAGTGGAGCGGAAAGGGTTTACTTGTTGCCCGTAACGGGCATTACAAAGAAGACACGGTAGAGTATTCGTCGCACGATTCCCAGGTAACGGGTCGTCATTACGACCTGGTTATCTTTGATGATATTGTGACCAAAGACAGCGTGGCGAACGCGGAACTTATCCAGAAGACGAAAGAGTATCATGAACACTGTCAAGCCCTTCTGGAACCAGGTGCCCGCGAAATGATGATTGGCACGCGGTACGACTTTTCGGACTTGTACGGGACGATCATTGAGACCCCTGAACTGACCGCCGAATATGATATTGTGGTGAAGTCGTGTTACGACAAGCACGGCAAACCGATTCTTCCCACGCGGTTCACGGAACTAGAGAACGATGTCCCGTGTCCCGAGAACCCGGCGCTTGCGCGGAAATCGTTACCCACGGTGCGGCGCAAGATGGGCACGTGGGTTTATGCGTGCCAGTACGAAAACAACCCCGTCCCGACAGATTTGCAGGTATTCAAGCCAGACTGGATACAGGTGATAGACCGGCTACCTGATTGTCATTTGCGGTGGTTCCGCGTATGCGACTTGTCTTCGGAAAAAGAGACCAAGACCTCGTGGACGGCGATTGTCACGGGTGCGGTTGACCACGATAGCAATGTGTATATCACAGATATCTTTTGGGGCAACTACGGGGGGGACAAGATTATTGGTGAGCTTATCCGCGGGCAGCAGGTCCCCCCCGAAAAGCGGCCGGTTCGAGTGGGGATGGAACCAGGCCCGTATGAGCGAAGTTTGAAACCGTTTATGCGGCAGGCGATGCACAAAGAAAAGACTTATATCCCCTGGGCGTGGTTGAAGGGTGAGCAGAGCGAGGTCAACAAAGAGGAGCGCATCCGGGGACTTCAGCCGTGGTTCGAGAACGGCATGATTTATTTCATGCGGAACTGTCGCAACCGGGAGAAGGCGGAAGAAGAACTGATCCGGTTTCCACGGTTTAAACGTAAAGACATCATCGATGCAATGGCACAGATTGAACACATTATGTTTCCGGGAAAGAAGCCGGAGGCCAAGGCGAGCAAACCGAAGTATGAGGATTGGCTTGATCCGGCGTTGATTCGCGGGGAGCAGACATTCATAGGCGAGGAACGTGTCATGGACGAAAGCACGGCGATTCGTGTCGCTGCGGTGGCGTTTAACTGATGAAGATTCCTACCAATATTGGCAAAGACGAACTCCGGGTATGGGAATCGCGTATCACGCGTGCCTATAAGGCGCGGGAGAAACACGAACAGCGCTGGGAACGGATACGCGAATTTTACCGGGGTAACTATTACGGTTCTGTAAAGTACGAAGACCGGATTGCTATCAATTGGATGCTGGTGAACATCCGTCAGATGATGTCTTCGCTGTACTTTCAAAACCCGACGATGTTTTTCAAGGGCAACACTCCGCTGGGCGAGATGGTATCGCCGGTGATGGAACAAGTACTTATCCGAGAGCGTCAGGTCATGAGTGCACAGGACCAGGAGCGAGATATGCTCTGGAATGCGCTTATGTATGGCACGGGTATTCTGAAGCACGGGTATAACGCGGAATATGACGAGCAGGACGCATTCGCGGATGAACGTGCTGTGCGCGAATACGATGGTAGTTCAGACATCCGTTCGGGCACGGATGAGGATTTGAGCCTTCCTCAATCGTCGGTCGTGGAATACAACAACGCGATTAAGTACGGGCACCCGTGGAAGAAGTCTATTAGCCCGTTTGATTTTCTGGCGGACCCGGAGGCCCGGACATCGGATGAGGCGCGTTGGTTTGCACATGTAATCAACCGGCCTTTTGTGGACGTAATCCGGGACAGCCGGTATGATCGTGTGGCGCGGTCGCAGGTTGAACCGACGGGGCATAGTGAGTACGGGAACGACCCGTCTGGCACGACATCCAGTTGGCGCGAAGATGAGGTATCGCGTGATTCATCGATGGTCACGCTATATGAGATTTTTGACAAGGTAACGCAGACGGTTATTGTGTGGAAATGGGGGCTGGATCGCCCGCTACTTGTGAAACCGTACCCGTTCTTTGGTCAGGAAGGCCCGTATGTGTTTCTTCAATTCCTTCCTGACGATGAGGATTTCTGGGGCATTGCGTATGCGGACACGTTCAGCGACCAGATTCAGGTTCTGAACAAGATGCGTACGCAGATGATGGATCATCTGCAACGGTGGGGCGCGACAAGGGGAGCCTACCTTACGGGTTCGGTTGGCGCGGAAGATGTCCGCAAGTTTGTGAGCAATACCAATGCCTTTGTTGAAGTGCAGGGCGCGGAGAAGATCAGCGATGCACTGGAGATATTCCCGCACATCCCGATAGCGGGCGATGCGTGGAAGCTGACGGATCTGTTCCAGCGCGATATGGATCAGGTGTCAGGCATATCGGAGCTTTCACAGGGTACGGGGCGCGGTATTCAGACGGCGACTGAAGCGAGCTATATCCAGCAACAGAGCGGGTTGCGTGTTGGCGACATGCGGTTCCTTCTGGAACGCGCATTGGTGAAGAGTACACGCAAAGACGTTTCGATGTTGCGTCAGTTTTGGGGACCCGAACGGGTTGTCCCCGTCGTTGGGCAGGATGGGCGCGTATGGCAGATGGTAAGTCTATCACAGGATCTCGTGAGTGCAGACTACGAGGTTACGATAGAACCGGGTTCGACGGAACGCATTGATAAGAACATGCGTGTGCGGCAGACGATTGACGCAATGGCGCAGTTGATCCCGCTGATGCCGTACTTGCAACAGATGGGCTTTACGGTGAATGTGCCCGAACTAGTGCGAACCTATCTCCGCAACACGGAAGTATTCCGGAACCCTGAACGGATCATCGTTCAGCTTCCGGCGATGGCACCGCCCCCGATGCAGTTGTCGGGTCCGCGGGGTAATGACACACCCGCAACACCGATGGAAGCGCAAGCACAGACGCCGGGGTCAATGCCGGTGAACAACATGGGCCAGATGCCGTGGGATACGGACCCGGCGCATATGGGGCAGATGTTTACCCGGCGCGTATTTGAGGGAGGGCCGCGCTAATGCCTCATTATAGTTTTGAGTGCGACCATTGCGAACAGGAATACGTAGAGTTTTATAAGTCGTCTGAAGTGCCTAAGACTAGCATATGCCCGCGGTGTAAGGGCGGCACGGTTCGGGTTTTCCGTCCGATGCAGATCAGCATTTTCAACGAGTATGTTACGCCGCACATCACGGGCGAACCGATGTTGATTCGCAGCCGCAAACACGAAAAGGACGTATGCACTGCGAACGGTTTAATGCGGGTCACGTCGGATGAGTTCAACAAACCGAACAAACCCAAGGCGGTGGAGATGCCGCCGTTGCGGGAGGATTACGAACGGACACGGCACGAGATGGGGGTGTTGAAGTGAGTATTGCAACGGACAAAGCGGACGAGTTGCGTGCGCAAATAGCGGTGTTGCAGTCGAAACTGAGCTTGTTGGAAGCTGAGGACGGCAAGGTTATGAAGTTCGTGGATAGCCTCAAGGCAGATGGTTCCTTACCGGACCTTCCAAGCGTAGAGGTTATTGCGAAGATTGTTGATAGGTGGATCAAATTTAAAGGATGAACTGCGATGACGCCGTAGTGCAGTCGCAGCAATCATCGAGGAGAGACAATGGACGAGTTGAAGCAGGCGGCATTGGGTAATGGTGATGTGAGTACCGGGGACGATTCGTTTGCGGTGGACGTTAGCCGTGGTAACGAATACACAAACGATTTCGGTGATTCGTTTGTGGAGGACAAGGGGATTTCGGGCGGTATTGGTGTTTCAAAGGGCACTGAATCCGCGTTGGACACCCCAGTCAACAACCCGGATCTTGAATCGATTCGGAAATCCATGCAGGCCGATTATACGCGCAAGACGCAGGAAGTTGCAGAACAGCGCAGGGAAATCGAACGTCAGATGGCTTATCTGGCCCAAATGCAGGCAATGCAGAATATGGGTCAGCAGCCGACGCAGGCACAGGCAAACGAGATTAAGGGCATCCTTGACCGGATTCCCCCGACGGTACGCGCCAACATGGAACCCGAAGCCCAGCAAGTCCTTGAGACACTGGAGACCGTGGTTCGTGACGAGGTAGATAACCGTCTGAAATCGGCACTTCAGTCAGACGAGATTGTTGGTCTGAAACGAAGTATCGAGGAATTGCGGAACCAGCAGTGGATAGGTGCGAAGCAGGCAGAAGCGAACGCTGTAACGGCGAAATACGGCCAAGACAAAGTGCAGCCGTATTTAACCCAGGTGGCGGGGATTTTGCAGCAGAACCGCAATTTGACGGTCGAACAGGCGTTGATGCATGTGGCCCCGCATGTCATTCAGCAGTATTGGATGGAGCAGGGGATTCGTCAGGCACAGACGCAAAAGCAACGACAACAGCAGGCCGCGTTAGAAGCGATGCGTTCGGGACCGTCAGCGGACCCGACAGCTGGATACCGTGAAGGGGAATCCATTTGGGATTCAGTCCGTGCGGTGATGGGCGCTTCCGCGGCAAATTTGGAACAATAGGAGTGTAACCGAGAATGGCAGCTACAACGCAGAGTCTTGTGAATGATGTAGTACTGTCCTCGACTCTCCAGCGGCGCAGTCAGGGTTACGAGAATCAGATTTCGCAGCAGATTCCCTTGTTCTACTGGCTTAAACGTAAGGGCCAGTACAAGCCGGTGAACGGCGGAACGCGCATCGAATGGGCCGTCGAATACGGTCTTGACGATGGCGAGGAATCGTATAGCGGATTTGACGAATTGTCTCTGCCCGAGCAGGACAACGTGACGATTGCCTACGCGAACTGGAAGCAGGCGTACAAAAGCATTGTGATTTCTGGTCGTGACCGTATGATCAATACGGGCCAGAAAATTTTTGATTTGCTTGAACAGAAGGAAAAGAACGCGATTGAGTCGCTTCAACAGCAGATGAACGAGCGTTTCTATTCCGACGGCACGGGCAACGACAGCAAGCGTGTTACCGGGTTGGGCGCGATCATCGCTGAAACCCCGACATCGGGTACGCTGTTTGGTATCAACCGGGCGAATGAAACTTGGTGGCGCAACCAGTACGAAGACACTAATGCGGCGTACTGGGATACCACGAATGACGTTGCGACCATGCGCAAGGGAATGACTGAACTGTATATTCGTTGTGGTCGTCTTTTGTCGGGCGGCAAAAAGGACCATTACCCGGACCTTATCATTGGGACAGAGAATTACTATCTCTACTACGATGATATGTGCAGCCGCATTGGTCAGCGGTTTGTGAACACGAATGCCGCGGATGCCGGTTTCAGTAATCTGAAGTTTATGGGTGCGACGCTCATACATGATTACGACTGCCCGCAGGACGCGGGTGGTGATGAAAAGGCGTTTTTCATCAACAGCCGTTTCATGCAGTTGAAGTACCATCCGCAGCGGAATTTCAAGGTCACTGCGCTTCAGTCCCCCGAAAACCAGGACGCCTTTGTTGCCAAGGTTCTGTGGATGGGCGAACTCATCTGCACGAATTGCGCCAAGCAGGGCGTGCACCTGGGCATCAAAGACGTAACTTAAGGAGGATTGAACACATGGCAAGTTGGAAGCAGTTGATTGGAATCGGTTCTGACGATAGCCCGGAAAAGTGCTATTTGACGGGTTACAACGGAACCGGCTCGGCCGTTGCCACCGGAACCCCCGTGTCGTGGGATGCTACCGCGGCGGATGGTCGCACGTTTGTAGTTCCCGAAACGACCAATTTTAAGTTGGTTGCGGGGGTCGTGGAGGAGGCCGTTGGAACCGCTGAGTACACTAGCAAGATTGTGGCGTATGGTCCTGTGACAGCGCGGACGTATGGCGTAGCGACGAATTTTGTTCCTGGCGTATCGCTGATTTTGGCGACCGGGAAGACATATCTCGTTTACGCAACGGACGGGCAGCTTGCGGGCCAGTTGCCGGTATTTGTTGCGTTGGCGACCAATGCGACAGCTACCCAGAGCACGAGCAAGATTTTCGTGCGTGCGATCTAGTCTCCCTCCCGTCCCACGGGGGACCGGGGCTTGCCCCCTCCGGTCCCGGTCCCCCATCGGTTCATAGTCGTGTGGAGGGGAAGGAGGGCAATTGAATGTTTGGACGTTGTCGAGATTGTGGTCGAATACGTTGGGTAACGTCTGCGTACATGCAGCGGTATGGGGTTGTGTGTCACCGCTGTGGTTCGCAGGTGATTCGTCCCGCCCGGCCTGGGTTGTTTGAGCGGTTCTATTTACTGTATTGGTATCTGTGGGAACACGTTCAGATGAGTCATAGCCGATGGTGGTTGAATCCGGTTGAATGGTGTCGTGGCATTTACAACGGGTTGAGGGTTGGGTAATGCACGAAAAATTCAAGACGCTTTACATTGCCGTACCCAACTACCGGGGGTGGATAGAATCGCCGCACCATCTTTCGATGATTACCCTGTTTCACCATCTTGGAAAAGAGGGCATCAACGTTCGATTTGTCACGCCGGTTGGAACGGTGTTAAGCACGGCGCGGCAGACGTGTGTGAACGCGGCGTGTGAAGATCCTGCGTGTGAATACATGCTGTTTATCGATGATGACATGGTGTTCACGCCGGAGCATGTGGAGGCGTTAACATCGGAGGTTGTGAACGACGACCTTGACTTTTGTTCGGCGCTTGCGTTCTCTAATAGCATTCCCACGAAGCCGTGTATTTTCGGCAAGAACTTAGAGCATCCGGAGCATGGTGATACGCCGTGGTGGTATATCGTTACCGACTATCCGAAGAACCAGCGGTTTGAGGTGCTGGCGTCTGGATTCGGGATGTGTTGTATCAGCACGCGAATGTTGAAGAAGATGCGGGAAGGCAAACCGAACTATCAGCATTTCTCCTATGCTCATCGATTGTGTCCGAACGAGGACGTTGCTTTTTGCCTGAACGCGCGGGACTGCGGGTTTAAGCTATATTGCGATAGTCGCGTAAGCATCGGGCACATTAGTAAAGACCGGCCCATCATTTGCGAGGATGTGTATGATTCGCAGGGTTCAGCTGTGGAACACCAGATGAACATGACCCGAGTGCGTTTAAAAGACAATTCGATGGAACTCGAATATGTGTAGACGCCCACTGGTTGATATTGTGATGCTGGGATGTAACCGGTCTGACGTGTCGTTGCCGTGTATCAAAAACATTTTTGATGGGCGTCCTGGAGTCCGATACCGTTTGATTTTCGTGGACAACGGCAGCACCGATCCGACGCCGCGAATGTGCAGGTGGTTACGTGCGCACACCCGACGTTATGTGCACTGGGCGAAATACAAGGGGAAGAACTTTGTATCCGTTCGGAATGAACGGAACCTTGGGTTCAGCGGCGGTAACAATAAAGGGGCGGCTTACGGGTCAGCCCCGTTTATCTTGTTTATCAACAATGACGCATTTCCCGAAGGCGACGACTGGTTGCGGAAGATGGTCCGGGTTCTAGCGCGCGACAAGACGTTGGGGGCTGTAGGCCCGTCGTGTGACAACGTGTTGGGCGTGCAATCGGTTCGCTGGAACGGGCAGTGGAAATCGCGTCATCGTGCGAAGTTTTTGAGTGGCGTGTGCGTATTGGTTCGGCGGCGCGTATTCGATGCGTTGGGCGGATGGGATGAGCGGTTCTTCAATGGTGATGAAGATTTGGATTTGAGCATTCGCATCCGCAAAGCGGGTTACAATCTTGGGGTTGTGCGTGATGTGTTTGTGAAACATTTGTGTTCAGAGACATTGAAATACATTGCCGCCGAGAATGGCAAGACGATACAGCAGTGGTTTGAACATACACGGAATCAGTTAATCGAAAAGCACGGGGCATCGTGGCATAATGACCTGTTTGAGTGGGAATCGTTACGGGTGGACCCGAGCTATTGGAGCAAGATAGGAGTTTTTCCAGATGGACGATACTTCGCGTTGCCAGGTGGAATCAAAGACCAGATTGAAGCCATTAGCAAACTACGACCCTGCACCCGTGCCGAGGCCGGAGGAGCAGGCACCGCCCTGGGCGAATTACATACCTGCTACGGCATATTCGCAGAAGGAGACGACTGCTACAGCGCCCTCATGCACTGCGGGTGCGGCCCCGGAGCCCCCTGTAGCGAAGGTGAGTCCCCCGAAACCTGTGGGGATTAAGAGATGACGTTCCTTCAACTTAAACAGCGGGTGTATGACCTGTTGGGGTTGACGGGTGAATCTTCGCTTGTAGTGCGATTGGTGAATGAAGCGAAGGACGAGTTAGTCACTGCGGCTAAGTGGTGGTGG